TAAACTTGGTTTTCAACAGGCTTACCTGCTCCTTTAACGGGGAGCGAGTGCAGTGTCGCTTTCTTTTCCCATCGGTCTATAGCCCACTGGGGAAATTTAGCAATTGGCAGATTATGTAGAACGTTATAATAAACACCACCGATTTTAGAACCCGGGCCGACCAAATACCCACCGTCGCCTCTAAAATCGACCCCCGCTCCCGCGACGTTTGTGCCTTGTTTGATAGGAACTGGCGACCAGAAAAGTCTATGCTCTCCACCGCTGGGGGTTTTTTGCGCCCAAGTGAGGGGAAATTCTTCGCCAAGTTCCGCCATAAGTTCCACAGTTTCATACCCATTGCCACCTTTCTTATTGTCGATATCAAAGCCGACCAAGTACAAACCTTCGGCGACCTTGCCGCACGCAATACCGGAATTGAAATCCGTAGCACCAAAGTATTCAGTAAGTTGTTCGGGGTTAGACGTAGCTTTAGTGGAAAAATCTGTCACGGCAGGAAGTTTGGAATTTGGACGAACGGGGAAAAAACGTACTTTTTGCTGTGCTAGTTGCAAAGCACAGTCAAGGATTGCCGACATTATGTATCCCCCATAAACTTAACTTATTTACTTGCGATATCGCACAGACACAAAACCCGCCGCCTTGAGTGGTAGCCCCTCAGCCCATGGGGGGTTAATTGTCATTATCTTTACTACATCCTGCAATGTGGAAGTATTTTTGGCAACCTCGCAAACAACTTCGTCGTGCGCGTGTAAAACTATTTTAAATCCGGCCGCGGCCAATCGCAGCATGGCATCAGCTAATAAATCCCTTGAGACGGCCTGAGTAATGTTCTCAGCTATTGAACCCCCGTAAGTAGTGAATCGCCACCACTTTTTACTTTGCCCGTCTTCTGCCATGTACGTTAGCCCTCTTTTTGTCGTATCCCATGGGGTCTTAACTTCTTTGACTTCGGGGTAGGGGTAGCAAATAACTCCGCCACCAGGGAGTTGGCACCATAAAAAACTACCTGCTTTTTTAAATTTGACATTCGTAGTGCCAAAAAATTGACCTGGATTTTGTACAGCATTAATAGCTGCGTTCTCTAGCTCACTCCAATAGTTAACAATACGAGGATTATTCTCGCGCCAAAATATCTTAGTAAGATCGGAAGCGAGAAATTCCTCTCTTGAAATATCGTCCCCCGCAGCTAAACGTTTTTTAATCCCGCTCTCCCACGTTTTTTCTGCTCTCATCCTTTGCTCAGGGTTGGCAGCCCGTAGTAGATGGGTAAATGCAGGCGCCATTTTAACCCCGTATCCCTTGGCCATAGTTTGGAACGCGCCAACCCCTCCGCCATAACCAAGGGCGAGAATCGCAACTTTACCGACCTGGCGTTGGTCGTCATTTACCGTCTCATAGGTGCCGCCAAATATTTGAGTGGCCGCTACTTTGTAAATGTCTCTTCCACTTCTAAACACATTTAGTACGTCTTCTTGCCCGGCGAGCCACGCTAATACCCGCGCCTCGATGGCGGAGAAATCCGCAACTATTAGCTCGTGGCCCGGAGCCGCGGTGAGAAAGGAACGGGTGCAATCACCCATCAACCCGAGCGGCGGGCCGTAACACATATCAATTTCTGCAGCCGTAGCGCCATTTGTAATGTCTTTAATTATGTTTTCAATCACGGCAAACTTGACGGTGCCACGTTTTAGGTTATGGAGTTGCACTCTGCGCCCGGCCCATCGGCGGGTATTGGCGCCTGAATATTGGAAACAACCGCGTAAGCGTTGGTCTTGGCCGGCGCTAATCAGCATCGGAGTAAATTTAGACGTAGCTGCTTTGCCGGCTTCTGAACGTAGTTGCAAAACGCGACGGGCTTTTGGGTCCAAATCCTTTATATCTAAATGCTCTGCAACCGCAGCTTTATCTAGCGATTCGCCCGCTATGCCATAAAATTCCAAGTAGTCTTTTATTTGCTGAACGGCGGTGCAAGTAGCGACTCTGTTATCAGTGGCAGCGCGCATTTCTTTATCTAAGCGAGCTTTCTCCCCTTCCACCAAATCAATGGCTTTAGCGACGGCGGGCACATCGACATAAATTCCACGTCGATTTATTTCGTAGTCCAACGCCCATACCCGCCTCTCGTAAGGCGATAATCGCAACATGCGATGGCCCGCAGCGCGTTCAACTACTACGTCTTGGCGGCAATAGTCGTATAGTTTACCTAAACGCTCGGCATCGTCCCACCAAGTAAGAGGCTCATCCGTTTTGGGCTTACTTAATTGCAGCATTAAACGCCCACCTGCGAGGTCTTTGCGCTCGGTGATACCAAGGGCAGCGGCGCAACCATCCAACGTGCCGGGCAAGCCCATAGCGTAGGCCATGGCCATGGTGCAAACAGACTGGCTAGGTGGAAGCAAAGGCCAGCCGTAGCGGGGGTGGCAAACGTGGCTAATTATAGCTAGCTCAAAATGGCTATTGTGCGCCCATACCTCGCCACCGGCTAGGATATGCCTTTTAAGTGCTGACGGGGCCGATTGAGAGGGGGTCCATAACTCAATCGGCCCGTCATCAAAAGCATACGCCGCACATAAAACGTCTGTGGAGGGGTCGGCGGCGTACACATCCAAACCAACCTTGCGAAGGTCGGCACAGGAACGGGTTTCGAAATCCAGGTGGAGGACTGTCATTAAGCCTGACCAGGTTTCCTTTTAAAATTCTTGTCGATCAAAATTTCTTCATTGTCCATGACCCATTTCCATTCATGGCCCAACACCCCTACTAGCCAGGAATACAAATTCATTTGGCGTAAAGACCGCAGCCGATAAACCATATCTTTGGGCATCCCCTTGGAAATAAGAATTAGCTGCGCTCTCTCCCAAGACGAGGGATTTACCCCAGGAGGCGCCAGTGGAATCTTACTTTCCCTTTGGTCTATGGGCTTTTTTCGCATCGTTGATCACCTTTAAAAAACCATGGTGCGCAAATTTTTCGTCTATTTTTGAAAGTTCCCCCACATCGATATTCAACGCTTTTGCGATACGGATTGCGTTACCGATGCGGGGGTTTTTCTTACCGTGTTCCACCAGCGATATATAGGACGAATTGAGGCCCGCCTTCTCAGCAAGAACGCGGATTAGCATCCCCTGAGAAAGCCGGTGCGACCTAATAAAGGCAGAAAATCTCATTGTTACCTTACTTCTGGTAGTCCATGAACATGGATATAGCCCAACATTCGCAAAACCTCTTCTTCAATGGTGGGACCTGCGTTGTTGGTGATACCAGTAATGTTTTTTAGCGCTCCCAATTTATCGTGCGCATTCGCCGACGCTTTCGCCGCGGCTTTTACTGCGATTTGATACTCTTTGAGGGCGTTAATTGCTTTGTCGACCTGTTCCTGCGTTTCTAAATTTGGCATTTATAAACTCCCTCTAATCTAACTAAACATTGAAGTTGCATCGGCGCCGGCATCGTCACTTGAAATTTCATCCTCGGGAATCGCCTCAAAAGCAGATTCGGGATTTGGACGGCCACCAAAAGGTTCGGCATCCCCTACGAATTGCAAAGCGTTTATGTAAAGTGTTACGCCTGTATTCCCGCCCTTATCATAGGCAAAGGCGTTAAAGTTACATTTGGCCCAGCAGCCAGCGTAAAATTTGCTCTCTTCAACGATTACGTCTTTTGGATTCTTGCCTACGATAACAGGCGCTGGTTTTTTGTTACCTTTAGTATCCAGCTCTGGGGATTTAAAGGTAACGAAAACGGCATCAGGGCTAAGGTGATCGTGTTTTTGATCTTTCTTTTGCGCGCTTTCAATAAGAACTTGCTGTGATTTGAATGGCGAGCGCAAATTTTTAGGCCACTTGGTTCTATCGGCGCCCCACTTGTTAATACAAGCGTTCATAATGGCGTTTTTCATTTTGCTTAGGTCCGCGCCCTTTTCAAAAAGAGCTTGAGTGCTGTATTCATTCTTACCACTCAATTTATTTAGTGAAGGTTTGAATACGTGCGGGTAAGAATTACGAAAACGGGGAGAGGTTTCTGATGTAGGTAGTTGTGCTTGTTGTGCCATACGTTTACTCCGTGGTGAACATGTTTTCAATGGCGCCCTTCACCGGGGGACGTTCATCGTTTATTGATTGAACTAATGTCTTACCAGAACTTGCTTTTACTACAAATGTTTCTAATATTTTTTTCTGATCTTTGGTTAAAAGTTTCTCTACTTGAGCAGGAGAAAGTAGTTTGGGCTCGCCAAAAAATTTACTTTCATCTTTTTCTAGCGCTTGGGAAAGTATGAATGCGTCTACTCCCTCGCCCCAACTGCGGTTAGCGCGCTTATCCACCAATTTCCACCCGGGCGGAGTGTTACCAAGTTCGGCTTGCTGGTGCGCGTATTTATGCACGGCTTCGCACCAAGATTTGATGGCCGGTATTTTTTCCAAGTACTTGGCCAACATTTCAGGTGCTATAGCGGGTAAACTACTTTCGTCCTTAAATGCGCCTTGGACCACCGCTAATGCCTGCTCCCTTGGCTTCGTACAAGTAGGTTGCGCGGGACAAAAACGGCAGTGGTCGCCGGCCACTAATTCAGCGTTCTGTTTTTCAGTGGCTATTGCATCGTCAATTAATTGCGCCGCAAAATCTATCATCTCCACGCCGTCAGTTTCCCATGATCGTACCGATCCTTGGGGGTGATAACAGCGGGGTTGAACTATGGTTAAGACCACTTTATCTATGGGAAAGGCGTTCATGTGCAACGCACCTAGGCCGTAGTACATCAACTGGTGCGAGCCAACTACGTCCACAGGTATGCCCCTGCCATGTTTATAATCCACCACGTGCAAGGTTTTAGTGGGGGCGAAGTAACAAACGTAGTCAGCAGTACCAAAAAGTTCGGGGTGGTATTTGGAAAGGTTGAGCTTTTGCTCCACGCTTTCGAACGTTGGTTTTTGGGCGCGCAAACTTTGGATGTGGTCGAGATAAATTTGTATCGCGTCCATCATTTCTTCGTCCACATCATCTTTGATCGGTTGCGCGAGTAGAAGACGAGATGCAATATCATGCGCCAACGTGCCTTCTGCTGCGTAAACGGATGATTCGTTGGGGATACCAACGCTAGCCGCTACGCTACCAGGGCACGCTTTCCAGCGGTAATATGATGAGGCGCCAAGTTTTGAATGCGCCTTACCGTCGCTCACTGACAAATCGCCGTGCAGTGGTTAACAAAGGCGCCACGGTTGGCATCCGTTAGCTCGCCGCATCTCTTTACTCCAAAGTGCTCAAGCGCCGCGCGGGCTGCGTCTACGTTCTTTTTGCTGTTAACCATTTTTAACGCCTGTACAGCGTCGTCAATGGTATAAACCTTGGCGGCAACGGTTTCAGGCGCCGCTGCCGCCGCGAGGGGGGCTACTTCGCTTACTTCATCGCTTTCATTTTCTTCAATATCGTCTTCGGTTTCTTCGGCGCTGTTTTCGCCGTCGTTACTTTCTTGGCTTTCATGTGTATCTCCTTTCTTATTTTTATAGGGGCCCATTTTGGTGCCCGGTTTTCGGCCCCGTTTTTTGGGGGCATTCCCTACGTTAGCTGCTGCGGGGGAAACTGTTATCGCGCCGGGGGCAAGAGACGCGCCACCTAGAATACGAGACTGCACGGCGCCGCCAATGCTAGCCACCATTGCGTCGTAAAGTTCTTGTTGGGAATTGGCTTCAAAATAGGCGGTATATTTTTGCATTTAGATCATATCCTTTAATTCATCGGGTACCGGGTTATTGTTACTGGCATAAATTTTTGCGTTCTGGCTCATTTTTTGGCGGATAATATCTTGCAGCCGCCGGTCATAACTGTTTTCCAAACAGAAAGTGCGCACAAAAACGGGGTTAGGCTGATTCACACCCCCGCACCGAAACGCAGCCTGCGTATTATCATCGGGTACAAAACTTTCTTCGAGGAAAAAAATGTGGTTAGCGGCGCTTAAGCTGATGCTAGTACCAGCAGCACTTATCTGGCCAATGAACACCCGCACTTTGTGCTTGGGGTTTTGAAAGTGTTTAAGATTACGCTCCAAACGCACGGGCGAAGTTCCGCCGTACATCGACACCGGATGGAATTTATGCAACCGTTGCATTGCTCCAAGAATACAATCGCGGTGGTGAGCAAAAATCACGCACTTATTGTAGGCATTGGCCTCTAATTCCGATGCAATAAGCTCACAAGCAGGATCTAGTTTTTGGAGCGCTGTATATTTGCGGAGAGTGGAAATACTTTTGGATTGCGCTTTTAGCGTCTCCATAAGCTGGGGAGACATTGTTTTGTCTTTCAAAATTCCCTCCATTATCCCAAGCTCTTTTTCAATTATTTCGTTCAACTCGTCGGTGCGATCCGAGGGAGTCACATATTTCCAAAACGACGTACTTCTTAAATCCACCGGCCCGGGCTGCACCATGACCGTGCTGAAACTCATTTTTGGTAACTGCACTGCTACGTCCTTTGCTTCCCGGCGGAGAACTTTTGGCGCCATGATTTGGTGTAATTCCTTAAGCCTACTTGGGTCCATGTTGGTGCCGGTGATTGATGTACCGTATCCCGTATCAACAACGTGGCAAAATCTTTTTGCGAAATCCCAGTACGAGAGTTTTGTCGCGCCAAAGGTAAAGAGTGTCGACCATAATTCGGATGCAAGCCCGTTAGGCGTTGGCGTGCCTGTAGTGCACCAAACGCGTTTAGTTTTGCTTGGAATTCCATCCTTACCAAATACAGCCCGTGTTCTCTTAGCGTCAACCGATTTGACATAGTGGCTCTCGTCAATGATTGCGCAATCAAAGCGTGCGTCTTTAAGTCTTGCGAGGACGGAGGGCAGTAGCTCATAGCTGACAATAATGACATTAGGGCAATTCGCATTGAGATTGAAATCGCCGCTGCGGTTGTAAATAGGATGGCAAGCCCAACCCCGGGACGACCACCGGCTGAACTCTTCGCACCAGTTAGCACGTGCAACGCCTCTACAAACCACCAGCGCAAAGTTTGCTTGGATAATATCGAGCGCGGCAATGCTTTGCACCGCTTTACCAAGACGAGGAGGGTCCGCAAGCAGGGCAGTTTTCTTACTGGCAAGCCATTCAGCGCCAATTTGTTGGTACGGGAAAAGTTTAAGATCATTTTTCACATTATTTAGGCAAAGGTTTAGGCGATGGCGGTGGAAACGGCAATTCTAACTGTACCCACTCCCCGCCGCTCATAATTCTTGCGCGTCGAAATACGCGTCGTTTAGCTCTTTTACCATCTTTTCACACTTTGCCTTGTTGGCCTCATTCATACTATCAATGTCACCGGAAAGATTGGCGCGATAGAATTCTAAATATTCTCTCCACGGGCCCTTCTTTTTCGTTGTGCCCATACTCACCAAAAGTTCCACTAAATAATTTTTAGTTTCGTCTTCGGTCACTAATTGGCGGAGGGTCAATCGAGTGTTACGGGGCTTTGCCGCGCCACTAGGAACTGGTTTTGGTTCGCCTTTGGGCATATCCGCCAATGAGCGGCCAGGAGGAACCACCATGCCACCCGTAGAAGTACGGGGCATATCATTTAACATCGAGGAAACGGGGTTGTTGGTATTGCTGCCGCCGGGTTTTGCCATTGTCTAAATTGCTCCACAGTCTGTTTAATTATGTAGTAAAGGTAATTATCGGGGTAAAAGAAGTCAAGTCTTTAGCCTTTTTACTAAGCCTTTTCTTTCCCCTCTAACTCCGCGATGCAATTATATACAATTACTCTGAAGCTACCACGTGAATAACAGTCATGCATAATTCGGGTGCAGTGCGTATAAGCATCAATCTTAGCCTTCTTAATCGCCTCTTTTAACAGCTCTTCAATGTCTGCGTTGCTTACCAGTCGTTTTTCTTCCGTCATTGGCTCCCCTAAGGTAATACTCCGTTCCATCTATTGCTCGCGTCAAGAAACATTGGAAGCAACTTAGGAACTCCATCGAATATCCCCATGCTTCCGATAATTGGCCTTTGAACGGTGGCCTTGTTGTACGCAAAAGCCAGCGAGGTATCATCCACCAAGCACCCGGCCTGAGCCGCAAAGAATATTCTCTCTGAGTTAGTCCAGTGCTGCACAGAAAATGAATTGTGGATGTGCCCGCTTACTAGGCTCTGCCCACGCCTCTGGGATGCCAGAAGGATATTGGCCCCATAGCTATGATGGAACATACAGCGTTGGCCGTTTGATAGCTGAATGTCTATTTCAAACTTCCAAACCCAACCTTTTGGAGCGCCGAGAACTTCTGCGTAAGATTTCAGAACTCTCGCACTCAGACCGAAGTGCTTGGCCCGGCGAAACACGAGCGAACCGTGGTTGGATTCGCATAGCTCCATCTCTGGAAATTCTCTGTAAAGAGGCTGAAGCGTTTCTATTGCAGCGGCAAGCTCGTGCCCTGGGCTTAAAAGTTCCGGATCATGCGTGTGAAATGAAAAGCTGTGCAGGTCTATTTCATCGCCAAGATTAATCACCTTGTCGAATTGGTATTTTCTATTCAGCGCAATTAGCCATTGAACTGCGTCTGGGTGCTGATATGGAATATGGAGATCCCCGATTCCGAGCACAGAACGGCATAGTTGTGGCGGATAAATGGCGGATTTCTTCTGCTCTACTTCTTTCTTAAGATGCTCGAACGCTTGATTGCGGAGTGCTTGCTTATCTCTCCTGCCCTTAGCAGAATACTCCAAGCCGCTCATTTTTATCATCAAGTGATATGAGCCAAAGACTTCCGTGACTGTGATTCCGGGGAAAGCGCCGTTCTTTTCGTATTCTATTCTGGAGGGGACGCGGCCAAGTAGTTGTTGAACTCTTCGTAGGTCTTGCAATATTTCTTGCGCAGTTACCTTCATCAGAGCAAGCCCATCCTTGGTTGCTGTATACTAAATGGTGCGTTATATAGTTTTACCGCACAAGCCTTAATTTTCTCTTGATGCGAACGACCTTAGACTTCCTGTGCAGAATTGCGCTTACGTCCCTTACGGGGATGTCCACGATAGCGCCGCCCTCGACCACTTTGATTCTGTAGAAGTTGATCCCGCAGTCTCTATGGGCTGAGAGAACGATTACCTCTTGCGGTTCCTCGCAGCTCGAATGCATCAGCCAACACCTTCTGCGTGCGTATCTGGTTCGCATCCATTCATTTTAATATGCCGAGGGGTGGAGAGGGAAACGGTCACGTTTCTATAGATGATCTTATAATAAAGAATATACTAAAATTATGACGAGATTCTTACACGATTGCTTGTGCGGATTTTGATTTAGTCACAAATCGCATAAGATATTCCCGCACACGGGCCGCACTCTGGGCATTTCCCTTGGTGGCCACAAACGCAGCAACATCCTGGGTGTTTGCAATCAGCCCGCGCCTTGGCAAGCTCAGCTTTGTGCTCTTGTAGTGAGAGGTATTCTATGTAAGGGATACCGTGCAAATCTGGATGCTCGTGCGGAGCAAGTTCACTGCTGCTTGTAAAGAATAATCTCGGCGGCATCGTGGCTTCCGGTTTTGGGGGGTCACTGGGCATAGTTTCTCCAAACCTTAAAATCAACACGACAGGCTTCACACACGTAATAATCCTCGCTGGAACTCGTCCCACGATTAATGTAGCCAATCTTGAACGTAAAAAACCAATGCCACCACGGATGTTCAATATATACCCAACGACTCACGGCTTCTTTCTCGCTCTCTTCGTACAATCTTTAAGCTCTTTCTTAAAGCAGTAATTTGCCGTGCATGAAGAATGCCCGTTCTCCCATTGCTCTTTTCCGTCAGTGCAGATTGTATAAGTGCAGGTGTTACACTCGTCAGCAGCTTCGCGGATAACCTCCTTGCACTTGATTTCAGTTTCCTCTACAGCTCCGTGCGCCTTCTGCGGAAGCTGCGATACGCATCCATGCTGTGAAAATGGCATTAAGGCAATCATTAATAGTAGTAGTTTCATTTTCTTTCCCTTGTCTTAATTCTACCGGCTTGAGATTCCAGGGTGAAATACTCCATTAGATCATTAAATACGTCTTGCATGATAAGCCCTTCTGTTTTGCAACCGGTAACAAATGCCTTGTATCTTTCTTTGTCACTCCAGAATCGAACCTGATATCTGTTGTCGATGCGCTTGGTAAAGACCGGCGAAGCCAATTCAGAAAGCACGGGCACAGATGCGGGTGGTTCGGGTGTTTGCATTTCATCCATTACTCCCTCTCCCCCATCAAATACTGAATATCAGCGCCAACCTTCTCGTGAATCTTTTGCAGCGTTTTGAACGATGGATCATGCTTGCCGCTTAGGATATTGCAAAGCATCCCCTGGCTCATGCCCACCAGCGCGGCGAAGCGTGAATCGGTAACGCCCATCGCGTCGATGAGTGCTCTTAGGCGGGTTTGGAAGGTGGAGGTGGTCATTTTTTATTCCTATTCATACGCTTGCCCTGTCCATTAGATCCGATGACTTCTTCATCGCGGCCACGCTTTCTTGGTGGCGTTTTTTGTTTATAATCATGGCACCATTCCACCCGATTAAAGCGCCACTCACAAAGAGACAGGCCATATTAATAATCAGCTTCACAACTTAGCCACTTCAAATCCCAGCGTGAAAACTATTCTCACGGCGGTAAATATGAAAAGGAACCAAAGTATATTTCTTTCTGTTTTACTCATTTCTTCTCCCAAAGCTCTTTATCGAATGGCTTCACGTTTAGCCGCTTGGGTAGCTTAAAGTCTGAGCAAGTTTCCGGCCCAGAATCCCACTGAATTTTCCCATCTGTGCATTTCTTAACTGAGCACGTATTGTAGCCGTCTGGTGCTGGCCTACTAAAATCTTTGCAGTTAAAGCTCAGTGACTCGTAAAGCTTTGCAGAATGCTCTTCAGATAGAGGCATCTCAAGAGTGGATGTTTGCGCCCGCGCCTCGCTGGACTTCTTCCAGAAGCCGCTGCATCCATGCTGAGCGCCGCCCAAGATCAAAAGCGCTGCTAGTATTATTGCGTTCATTCTTCGTCCCACGCGCCGTTTACAGCGTCGATTACGGCTGAGAAAAGATGATCTTTCACCTTCTGCTCATGTGGAAGTTTTCCATAAGGAACCATGCAAGGATGCTCTTTCTTGTCTACATCCTTAACCGGCCCAAGTTTCCACCCATCGGCAATCTTTTCGTTTAGCCAGCTTTGGTGCATGGATGCGCCGGTAGCTCCTGGGTTCTCGATGCGAAACGCAACACCCTTAATGGCGGAAGCTTTCTGCCAGTCAGGCGCCTCTGCCCATATTTGCTGGGAATGATCACCAATCGCCATGCAATACGCCCGGTTCGCTTCGTGACAAATCATTGCTATATTTTCTAATGTCATCTCTCGTTCTCCTTAGTTAAATTCAATCCCTCAACCCGAAAAGCCGATCTAGGCTTACGCCAGTAGATAGCGCTATTTTCAATAACAAATCAGCCCCCGGCTTGTGCCTACCTGCTAGAATATTAGAAATCGTGCCCTGTGGAATCTTGACTTTTCTAGCGAACTCGCCTTGATTCATTCCATATGAGTCGATTAGTTCCTGCAGATTCATGCGGAAGTTTTTATTGTAGGCTTTGAGTTTATCGTTCATTTAAACCACCCAAACTGAAGCAAGATTGAAATACACAAGATCGGATAGCCAACCCAACCAAGAAAGAAAATCAAAAAACTGCCCTGACTCCATCCACAGTCCAAAATAAGAGCGTAAGAACCAAGCCACACAATTAATAGTAGCGCTTGAAGTATGATCATAGGAAAAAAGCCCCAACAAACAAACCAAGGAGAAACATTGAAAACGATACGGCCATAAGTTCTCCAAACCTTTCGTTCACGCCTTATAGCCTCGCGCCTTAAAAGCCTTGAACGCAGCGATATTATCGAACGCTCGCCAGTCCTTGCCTTCAAATAAGTACCTTTCGCTCCATCGCCTTCGGTCTAGCCCAAGTAAATACTTGCGATCAGGCCCAGCCCAATTCACAGAGCACAGGGATTTCATAGCGCCAGGGAAGTCTCGCTTGTTGATGAAAGGCGCAACGTAGTCACGAAAGCGTCCAGCGCCGCGATTGTATGTGAAGCCAACAAGCGCAGAGAACTGATCAGCGGTTAGGTCTGCTTCTATTTTGTCGTCCAGAAATACGCGAACGTACTTAGCGCCTTCGCTGTAAAGATCTTCCAACAGCCAAGCATCAGCTTGTTCATTTGTGCAGGTGTCTCCCTTTTTTACTTTACGACCATCGGGGTAAACGATACGCCCATCGGCAATAGTCCAAACGCCAACGCTGTCTTGATAGGCGTATAGGTAGCGGCCTTCAAAATGTTTTACAAGTTCTCTGCCCTCTGCGTTGATTAGCAGCTTGCCGTTTTTATCCAAGTACTTTTTGCCTTGGTTGGTTGGCGGAGGGGGATTAGACGGTGGCGACGGATTAGATTGTGGTGGAGGGGGTACTGGGTTTGGTGAAAAGCCGCTCATTTTATATCCTCGCTTTGGTTGGTAGTATTAGTAGTAGTAGTTGCTGGTAATTGCATCTCTTCATCGCAGGTCTTCAACAACCGGCCCCAAATCCACCCTACGGCGACGTAAACCGCCAATGTTATAACCGCGATGGTGATCACTTTTTGCTCCGCTGTTTTCTGCACTCGTATCATTTTTTGCCGCCAATTGGGGTGCCGGCGGTGGTTGGGATTGCGATAGTGGCGAATGGGATTGATTGAGCCAAGGGTATAAACACCCTTTGTGTATCCATAAATCCACTCCGCCGAGCACCGCACGATAATAGGTCCATGGGCGGGCGATTTGGATGAAAGCGTGGCAGTAATCGCATTGTTCATTACCTAAATATTGAAACATTTTAGTTAATGCAAAATAAAATACTATAATGTTTTAGTAAAGGGAAAAACCGGCAGTTTAAGATTTTAACCCTGGTATAAATTGCCGACCATTCGACATAGTACTATTTAACGTGGAAGGAATTGCCGGCCATAGTAGGCCAAAAGTACAGCCTCGGCCATATCAGCGGAGGACTTTACCCCCTTTTTGAAAAGGTGAGCGTGGGAAGGGAATATTTTACCGGCCATAGCCCTGCTATCATCCTTATCCCTGGATAAGCCGAGGGAGGGCTTCCAAACACTAGGGTAAGCATTGCGCACAGGGATGCCCGCCATGCTAAAAACCCCCCTCAACAGCCCGTAACCCTCCCCAAATCGAAAAGCGCTCTCTACCCCCATATCTGGCGAGCTTCCCACACGTTCAAGAACGACTATAGCCGGCCTTGGATTGCATGATACCAAGCGGGACAAACACGCGGCACTTATTTCGGGGCGACTGCTTGGCAGCATAACAGAAGGGGCTGCAAGGGGCATGGGGTGAACGGCTAAGATGCGAGGCGCGGGGGGTACGGGATTACCGGCAGTAGGGGTAACTACACTGATCCACGCTAGAGCCCCTCCAAAACCAGGGTCTACACCTAAAATGATAACTGACATCAAGGAACGATATCATTGCGCTTGCAGAAAAACTTAAGGTGCCAAGAATTATAACTAATTTTAACCACCAAACGGCTGGCGGCTTGGTAATTCATTACAACGCCCTGGTAATTCGTTACAACGCCCCATAAATCGTTGCAAATTCGTCTTTGCTAAATCGCCAAATCAAAATTAAGCCCTTCCCACGCAAAAAATTACAGGACCAAAGCTTCGTAATACCTTGTAATTGGCGTTGTAATAACAGTAAGTAGCTGTAATCACAGGACAAATATTTTGGAAATTACGAATTACAAAGACCCGGCCGTTTTGGTTGCTGTGGGTGGCGGGGGGCCACCACAGCGCCACGGTTATAATATTATAACCACCATTGCACTACTGCTATTACTCTATCTCTTTATAATAATAATAATAATAATATAACACTTGTAATAACGCAACGGTTTCAAGGGGTTAAAAAGTTACAGAGAAAATTACAGGGCTGTTACAAGGAAGTTATGCCTTGGCCTTGTAATTCCCTCCCTATCCCCCGCTGCCGCTGCGAGGATATGGCTTCCCGCCTCCCAGTATTTGCGGGGTGTGATTTTTACCGCTGTTCACAGCGTTCGGTATTTGCGTGGGATTGCGCGCTCTTGGTTTTTGCTCCGCCCGGCACGATGTGGCTTACCTCCAACATAGAGGTATTGAGGGAGTAAAAAACCGCCGACCATTGCAGAGCTTCTAAAAACTGCAATGGCCGGCGGTAGTCTCCGCGCCTTGGTTAACGGAGATTAACTGCGACGTGAAAGTCAATAATCATTAGACCAATTTCCCTAGAACGGTGTCGGCTTCACTCATGTATATCCGGTGACACCCTACAACTATGAGGGGGTCACTTAGCGTTCGATAAATAGCGCTAAAGGTGAACGCTCCAACCTTTTTATCACTGAATCCATTTCCGCTTTTAAGGGCACGATATAAGCGTAAGGCGTCGGCTAGAGGCACCTCCGCACCGCGAGAGGTTCGCACCCGATTACCAGTTACATACAATAGATCGTATCTAAGGGAATGAAGAGTTACTCGCTCACCGGCCCGGAACCTGGCTATCAATTCAGCATCGCGCTTTTCTGCCTTTTCCTTAGCCACGCGCTCACGTTTTGCGATTATCTCCGGGGTATTCAATTCACGATAACGGGCGAGTCTTGCGTCTAAGTGTTCTCGAACCTTGTTTATATCCTCGATTTTATTTTTAATGAGTGCGCGGCCCAATATTTTGCGTAATGCGTTGGCTTCATTTAGCGCGTCTCTGATTCTTTCCATCTCCCACTGTATTGTATCATCACTGGCAACTTTCTTTCGCTTGAGAGGGGCGCGCAAAGCACCCTTAGCTTGTGAATCAAGCCATTTAACAGCCGCCTTTGGATCATCAACGTCTGTAGAATTAAAAAAAGGCATTAATCCGCGGAGTGCGGACCTGATTTGAGAGAGATGCGCCCCGGTTGTTGGGCTGTATACGTGGCAATTGATGAGCGCGAAACGTCGCCCCTTAATGGTGTGAATTTTGGCGGCTTTGAAATGATAACCATAACTCCATATCTCATTATCGGTGAAAAACATTGTGCCCGATTTGCCGTGGGCCTGCGTTTGTTGGGCCCATACGTGTGCGCACTGCGCATTTGTGAAAACTGTTTTCATTTATACATCTCCGTTTATAAATACATTTAGCGGCGCGGAGTTACCCCACGCCGCTAAATAGTTTTTGTGTTTTGGTTATTGGGTTACTTTTAGCCCGCTGAATTGTTCGTTATCCCATGAGCTAAGTTTGTTTTTAGGGCACGGCTTCAGCGTCAATTTATTTGTGAGTATTAGGCATCTAGTTTCGAGCACTTCAATGCGCTTGCCTGAATTGATAACGTGCCTAATGGCGGCACTCTTGGAAGTGTAATTTTTGCCCTCCACGCTGTATACATCCGTTGGCACTCCGGGGGCGGCTTGTGCGGCGATCGATAAAAATAAGGCAAGTACGACTAGTATTTTTTTAAGTAACATTGTGTGTTCTCCGTTCTATTTGTGTTTTGGGTTAGGGAATTAAATCACTTCGTCTATGAAATCTAAACAAGCGGGAGTGCCATTGTTTTCGTCTTCGTTCCAATCATCACCACAAACATAAGCGCTTATAATAGTGTCGAGATACTCGCATTGTTTATCGTAATCGGGTGCGGTTTTATTGGTACAAGCGTCGAGCCGCGCGGCTCTATAAGAGATGTATTCTAAAAAATCTTGGTATTCATCGGATCTATTGTCGAGGCGCATTACCTTTAATGCTGTATCAAAATACCAGCTATCGTATGCGTTGGCGTTTTGTATGGTCTTTTCGTTAACTGCGTTTTGAAAAGAGCGTAGTACCCTAGAATTCGCTTTGAATATTTCAGGCGTAGCCATGGCGTTAATGGGTAAAGTCAATAAAATAGTGAATAGTATGTGTTTCATAAGTATGCCGCACCATACCAATGTTAACGCCTCATGTCAAGTATAATATTTGTCGGGTTTAAATTGACTGCTATTAATGATTATAAGTATTAAATTGAATTAATGGCCAGTGGTACGAATACGAGTAGATTACCGGATAGTATTAGGGTGGAACTTTCTGTGGAGCAGCAGGAAGCTGTAATATCAGGTATTTTGGATAACAAAACTACCTCAAGAATTGCCAGTGAACTAAAAATACCAGCTAATTGGATACCCGATTTCGCTCACAAATACCCCCCATTCGGAAAACGTATTCGCGAGGCACGCGTTTATTGGATGCACTCTCAAGTAGAGCGTCTCATTGGTATCACCGAGGGTTGCGTGACTATGGCCGACGTTTCAGCGGCGAAAGTAGAATCAGATAATATCAAATGGAGTGCAAGCAAGATTATTCCGCAGGTCTATGGGGATAATATAAACGTAAACATAACTCATTTAGATCTATCCGCAGTACTATTAGCAGCAGAGAATAGAGTGATACCACTATTGCAAGCTAAGGGTAATGTAGTGGATGCGATGAGTGCGGCAGGTGAGAGCGCAGAAGTGTGTGCGGATACTGGCGATAGTGGAGTGCCCGATGAATTAAAAAATATGGTATGATGGGTCCCATAAAACAATAAGGAGGGGGGACACCGTATACCGTACTCCTAAAATAATTGCCTATAGTATATAACCTCACCTTCGAGGACGAACTATCGCCGAATCTGCATATATTTAAAAATTTTTTTTGGCGCTACTACCAAGTGCAGTTAAGTTTGAAATTTTTTTTTTTTTTTTTTTAATTTTTTTTATTATTGGCGCGAGAGCGGGAAACGAATAGATGGCGAACAAAATAACCCGTGACCCGACAATTTCTCCCTCCGATACCAAGCGCATACTCGAAACGATCTTGCATCCTGATATTAAAGATAACCCGTACGCCTTTTGCATGTACGCTTTCCCCTGGGGAAAAGCCAACACGCCTCTGGCAAAACGAACCGGGCCCAATAAGTGGCAAAGAGAAGAGTTGCTAAAAATTGGTGAGCACATCAAAGAGAACAAAGCGCGAATACTCCGCGGCGAGAAGCCTACTGTTTACAAGCTAGCGATAGCGTCGGGCAGGGGAATCGGCAAATCGGCGTTTGTCGCTATGGTAGTGATTTGGTTTATAAGCTGCATCCCCGGCGGCAGTTCTATTATTAGCGCCAACACTGATTCCCAGCTCACCAGCAAAACGTTTGGTGAAATAGGAAAGTGGCTAACTCTTGCCATTAATGGATTTTTCTTCGACCGTACCCAAAAAAAGATTACACCTACGGAATGGTTTGCCTCTCAACTCCGCCAAGCGCTCCAAGTGGACAGTGGGAAGTATTATGCGGAGGGCGTACTGTGGAACCCAGACAATCCTGACGCCTTTGCGGGTGAACACTCAAGCATTGGTATGCTGCTCATCTTTGACGAGGCATCAGGTATACCGCAGCCTATTTACAATGTATCCGATGGTTTTTTTACGGATCTAACTCTTTACCGCTTTTGGCTTATATTTTCCAACCCGCGCAAAAATACAGGCCCATTTTTCGAATGCTTTCATTCGCAGCGCAATTATTGGAATACAAGGCAAATAGATTCGAGAACCGTGGAAGGCTTGGACACCGCTGTTTACGATGAAATCATCGCCAAGCATGGCGAAGACAGCGATGCCGCGCGAGTAGAGGTTAAAGGAATGTTCCCCTCGCAGGGGGACCACCAGTTTATTTCCCGCAGCATTGTTATTGATGCCCAACAACGCGAATTGGACAGATACGATGACCACGCCGCGCTGGTCATGGGCGTGGACCCTGCACGCTTCGGCGATGATTCCACCGTGATCCGTTTCCGGCGCGGCAGAGATGCGCGCAGCTATCCTATCACGGAGTTAAAGGGCGCGGACAATATGAAGGTGGCAAACATTGTGGCCGACCTTATCGACAAATTTTCCCCGGATGGAGTGTTTATTGATAGCGGTGCGGGTGCAGGAATCATCGACCGGCTGAAAGAGCGCGGTTACAAAACACATGAGGTTGGTTTTGGTACTGAATCCAAAGACCCCACCTACGCCGACCACCGCACCGAGATATGGGCCAAGATGCGGGATTGGTTGCCGGGAGCGATGATTGATTTAGCCCCTACCCTATTGGATGATTTAACCGGCCCCGAGTATGAGTTTACAGGACGCAACGATGCGATAAAGTTAGAATCAAAAGACAAAATGAAGAAACGGGGCTTGGCCTCACCTAACCACGCGGACGCCCTAGCTATCACTTTCCATTTGACTATCGCCCGTTACGACAACAAACTTAGTAAAAATAACCCTGCGAGACGCAATAGAGTGGCAACAGGCGTTGATTATAAAATTTTTGGTGGCGGGGGCAAACCGTGAGCGCACAAATGGGCGGTGGAATACTGGGGGGCGCGCTTGGTGCAACAGTCGGCCCTGTGGGTACAGTTATAGGCGCCCTGACCGGCCAACAGACGGGCAAGAAAGCGGGAGAGTTATTATCTCCTCCCGATCACCCCAACCTTCTCGCGCCTAATGCGCTTTCCGAAACCCCCACACAAGCCCAAGCGTCCAAAGTTGCAGCCCGCCGGCAGTTGGACCAACAAAGGCAATCCACTTCTACTGTTCTTAACGGCGGCGCAGGACTTCTTGATGAGCCTACTACCACTAGCCGTACATTGCTGGGGAGTTAAGCGCGCAATATGAATACTTCATCCTATCTTGCTAATCCCACCGCCAAGTTGCCCGTTCGCCAGTCCTCCGCCGATGACGAATTGGTGGGCAAGCTGATTAATGATTGGATGTATTTGTTCGGCCTCCGCGGCAATTGGAACAGCCATTGGACCGAAATCGCCCAGCGTATATTTCCTATGGAGAGTTGGCTTTTCCAAAACTTCTCACAGCTCAACATGCAGGGCGATAAAAGGAATTTCGAGGTTTACGATAGCACCGGCATTTTAGCCCTGCAGCGGTTTGGATCTATCTTGGATAGCCTTCTCACTCCCCGCGATCAGTTTTGGCACCACATCAAGCCTTCGGATGACAACCTTCTCAAAGATAAAGCCACCAGGATTTGGTACGAAAAGGCTAACAATATACTTTTTGAAGAGCGCTACAGCCCTAAATCAAATTTCTCGGCGCAAAACCAAGGGCAGTATTTATCCTTGGGAGCGTATGGCACCGGGGTCTTGTTTATCGATCGTTTGGCGGGCACACCGGGGCTACGATATAAGCACGTTCACCTTGGCGAATGTTACTTACAAGAGAATCACCAAGGAATGGTGGATAAAAATTGCCGCCATTTCATGATGACCGCAAGACAAGCGTACCAAATGTTTGGTGATGATTGCCCCGCCAACATTACGACGGTTAAAGACAATTTCCCCGACCGCCAATTCTTTTTCCTCCACTGGTGCCGGCCCAATGAAGACCGCGATCCAGACCGCAAAGATTATAAGGGAATGGAATACGAATCCATTTACATCAGTATTGAGGGGCGCAAGATTGTAAAGCGCGGGGGCTATGCCGGCTTTCCTTACGCTATTTCTCGCTATTACCAAGCGCCAAATGAAGCTTATGGGCGCAGCATCGCCATGGACGTATTGCCTGCGTTGAAAACCCTTAACGAGCAAAAGAAGACAATGCTTAAGCAGGGCCATCGAGTTGTGGACCCTGTTCTACTGGCGCACGATGATGGTGTTTTGGACGGATTCTCCCTGCAACCAGGGGCGCTAAACGCCGGCGGAGTGAGTGCGGAAGGCCGCCTATTGGTTCAACCTCTCCCCACGGGCAACGTGCAGGCCGGGCAAGAATTGATGCAAGATGAGCGCAATTTGATAAACGATTCTTTTTTGATCAGTCTTTTCCAAATCCTCACCGAAAATCCCCAACAATCGGCCACAGAGGTATTGGAGCGCACGAGAGAGAAGGGCATCCTCTTGGCGCCCACAATTGGCCGCCAGCAGTCCGAATACCTTGGACCAATGATTGACCGCGAGCTTGATCTTCTCTCTGCCATGGGCAAGCTACCGCCGCAAACGGGGCTTATGAAAGAGGCCAAGGGGGCGTATAAAACCATTTACGATAGCCCCATCACCCGCACGCAAAAGGCCGAGTGGGCGGCAGGAGCGCAGAGAACGGTGCAAACGCTTATGGAATTAGCTCAAGCGACCCAAGATCCTTCCTACCTCTTCTATATTGATTTTGACGAAGCAGCACCAGTTATCGCCTCGATCAATGGCACGCCGGCTAGTTGGATTCGAAGTAAAGAGGATGTAATGCGGCTCAAGAATGCGCAAGCCCAGCAGATGCAAATGCAACAAGCGGTGGCGGCGGCCCCAGCCATTGCCGGAGCGTTGAAATCGCAATCGCAGGCCGCAGCCGCGGCTAAAGGTGGCGGATGAAGATAGCGGAAAAATCTAAGCTCTATGATTATTACCATGAGCGGAGCATTGCCTATGGGCGCATCTTTGACGAAAAATCCCCATTTACCACCTTGGTACTTGAAGACTTATCTAAATTTTGCCGCGCTAATGAATCATCTTTCCACACTGACGCTCGCGTTCACGCCCTTATGGAAGGCCGGCGAGAAGTGTGGCTACGGATCAAAGAATTTTTAACCCTGAATGCAGAAGAGCTACTTGCTAAACACACTAGACCCGCAACCCCGATAGATAAATAAACAATGGAGTATTAAGAATGTCGACACCCGCAACCCCTGCAGTTCCCGCTACGTCCACCTCTCCTGCGGCTCCCGCTATGCCCGCGTCCACTAGCGCGTCAATGAGCGCTTCTCCGCCAGCAGCGGCGCCCGTGACCGCTAACACGAGCGCCGCTGCTCCCGCCTCCACCCCCAATTGGACTGATGGGTTTAACGAGGACCTAAAAGGGTATGTGGGTAATAAAGGTTTCAAAGACCCGGGCGCTTTGGCGGATGCGTATCGCAACCTTGAAAAGTTGCAGGGCGTGCCTCAAGACCGCTTGATGAAATTACCAGAATCTTTTTACGACGACAAAGGGGCATTAACGGCAGAAGGGCGAGCAATTTATGAGCGCCTTGGAGCGCCCAAAGACGCCAAAGAATATGGAATCGACGCTCCCGCTCAAGGCGGCGATGCTAAACGTTTGGAGAATTTTTTGAAGAATGCGCATGAAATGGGTTTGACGAAAGCCCAAGCGCAAAGGTTGGCGGCTGCGGATGGCGAATATGCATCGCAGTTAGCTACTACCGCGCAAGAACAAGCAGCCGGCGCATTCCGCGATCAGGTAAAAAGTTTGGAAAAAGAATGGGGAGCAGCGTATGAAAATAATCGTACAATTGCTGCCGATGCTGCCCGCCGTATGGGGATGGACGCTAAGAAAATTGATGCGTTGAGTTCGGCGCTTGGCCACGCTGAAACCATGAAACTATTGGCAAGTATTGGTAAATCGGTAGGTGAATCCGCGTTCATCCAAGGCCGGCAACCTAATGCTCCTATGGAACCGGCTTCTGCCAAATCCAGAATCAGCGAATTGTTGGCCGATAAAGATTTTGGTTCAAGACTTATGGCGGGGGAATCGGATGCCAAGGCTACATGGGAGCGTTTACACCGTGAAGCCTACCAAGGAACTGTAAATATTTAGTTTGCAAAAAGGCGGGGGGCGCTTCAATATTGGGGGTATAAAGCACCGATAAGGGAATAAAGCCCCCGGTTGACCGCCACGAAAAGAATGGCACTGCTCCCCCGGTATGAGGGGATTAAGTCGCGGCCCCGCAAGGATAAGCCTCACTTTTGGGTTTTTTAAATTCAAAATGGAGGCCCCAAAATGGCCGGTGTAAATTCAGGAATTCCGCTTTTCTACGTTGAGCAATTCAGCTCTAACATCCAACTCAAGCTGCAGCAAAAAGGTTCGCGCCTTTCCGGTGCGGTTATGAGCGGGAACCATGTTGGATCACAGGCTAGCCCTGTTGATCAGTTTGGCGCTATTAACGCCAATAAGGTAACTGGTCGCTACCAGCCAATCAGCCCAACCGATGCTCCTACTGATCGTAGGTGGGTATTCCCCCAAGATTACGACCTCGCACAACTTCTCGATAGTTTCGACAAGCTCCGCCTGCTTATCGACCCTATGTCGTCTTATGTTACCAACAGCGTTTACGCCCTTGGCCGCGCAAAGGATCAAGAAATCCTTAACGGTATCCTTGGCGCAAACTTCACTGGCAACAACGGTACGGTTTCGGTAACGCTTCCTGCTTCGCAAATCGTAAGCGTAGCTCAAGGCGCCGCTTCTGCAACCAACCTCACAGTTGCAAAACTTCGCAAAGCTAAGCAAATCCTTATGAGCAATTACGTGGACCTCGACGCTGATGCCATCACCATGGCCATCAACGGTGTGAACCACGATTCTTTGCTTGCAGAAGTACAGGTTATTAGCACCGAGTTTAATGACAAGCCGGTTCTCGTGGAAGGCAAGATTACTCGCTTCCTAGGAATCGATTTCATTCATACTGAATTGCTGAGCACCGGAACCGACGACCTCGCCGGCACTTCGACCGCTCTTCCAATGTGGGCTAAGTCGGGCGCTTATTGTGGTATTTGGGCCGATTTGACCACTGACGTAAGTCAGCGCAAAGACCTTCGCTCTCTCCCATACCAAGCGTATGTAATGGGAACTTTTGGGGGCACTCGCCTCGAAGAGAAAAAAGTTGTTCAAGTTTGGGCTCGCTAATTAGCGAACAAGAAGGAGTATAAAAATTTATGGCAGTTGTAACTTTGAAATCGACCATGATCACGAACCGGGACGCAACTCCCAAGGTTCTTACCGATGCCTTCGTGGCTAATGGTGAAATGCTTGAGGTAGAGGGCTATGTAGCTCCTGCCAACGGCGATAGCGCCACCTCGAAATACAAGCTTTGTGACGTTCCGTCCAACGCTAGAATGTCGTCTTTGCTGATGCAATGTACGGCACTCGGCGCTGGTGCGCAGCTAGCACTAGGTGTGTTTTGGCCTACCTTTATCCCATTGGGCGCTGATCTTTTGGCGTCTAATGCGGGTTTGGCAATTGACGATGATTTCTTCGCTACTGCAGTGGACGTTTCCGCTGCTTTGGCGCAATCGGAATTCATCAATGAGTCGGGTACTAACACTATCGCTAAGCAAGAAATGCCACTGTGGCAAGCTCTTGGATTAGCTTCCGATCCTGGTATCAACCTTGATATCGTAGCGTCGGTAGTGGTGGCAATTGCTGCTGCAGGTTTTGTGAGCGTAAAAGCTCGATACATCAAGCAGTAAATAATTAAGATACGGGTTGCGGGTGGTAGGATTTTTTCTTCTTGTTTGGTCTTACCACCCGTTTTTTCGAAGGAGCATTTGAAATATGGCTACTAGACTTTACGGCGCGAATGCCGATTATAATCTTGAGCAAGTAACCGAGGCCGTTGGCCCGGCGGTTACGGCGCACGGAGTGGAATTAAACGTAGACCTTTCTGCTCTTATCGTGAATGATAGCGGCACAACCCGCACTATTTCTAAGAACGAAGTTTTGTTGATCCTGGAACTTTTTGAGCAATACATTACGCGCTCAAATTGGCCACCAGCTTAAAGGAGCGCACACATGGCAAGAGGCGGCATAGTCCTTTGCTCAAACGTAAGCGTTGTTGCAAACCAAGCGCCAGTAGTATGGGTGGGGGGACGCACTTCATTGGTGGTTTTTGCCACCACTTTCCCCACTAATTGCCATTTGCAAATGCAGGGCATGGATGGCTCTACTTTCCTTAACGTAACAACGGCAAGTATCAACGCAAATGGTCTTCAAACTTTTGACCTTCCAGCGGGCACGTATCGCATAAGTATGGTGGGCGGCGCAGTCGCAGGACTGTATGCCAACTTGGTGGCGGTAGCGTACACGTAGGAGGACGGAAGGGAGCGCGGTAATGGGATCGACGACAACTAAGACAACGATCATAAACCGCGCCCTTCAACTTCTCGGTTACAAGGCTGTAGGGTCGATCAACGACAACGACCGCGGCGCGCGCGCCATGCTTCGGGCGTACACCCCGGTGTTAGAGGCAATGCTAAGGGAAAACTTTTGGGGGTTTTCCATCAAGCGGGCGATTCTTCCCGCCGCAACAGTTCCCCCCACGTTTGGTAAAGCTAACTATTTTCAGCTACCCGGCGACTTTATTATGATTGCGCCACCCGATCAGTTCGTGAACTACGGGGTAATGAGCATGGGGCTTATTCCTAGTGCGCCAAATACTGGTGTTAGCTATCAAGATTGGCAAATTGAAAACTTTCCAGGAGGCGGTCAAGCCATTGCCACCGATCAATCCGCACCACTGTATTTACGGTATATTAGTAACGATATTTCAGAGGGTAATTTTGACCCTTCTTTTTCTGAAGCTTTTGCTGCCGCGTTGGCAATGAACACTTGCGAAGAGCTTACTCAAAGTAATACCAAGCTACAAAACGCCGAAAAAGCGCATGACGACGCTATTGAATTGGCCAAGAAAAGAAATGCTTTTGAGATGATGCCAGTGCAGCCGCCGGTTGACCCGTGGCTACTGGTGAGGATGTAAATCCAATATGCCAAAAGCAGCAGTAGGGCAGACAGGGTTTCACACTGGCGAAGTATCTCCGCTTTGCTACGGTGTATTTGATAATCCGCGCTATAAAAAAGGTTTGGCTGTTGGGTTGAACTATATCCCGTCTTTGCAGGGGCCTCTTATTCGTCGGCCCGGCACTAAGTATGTGGCGGATGTAAAAGATTCGACCAATCCGCCAATCTTGGTACCTTTCAGATTTTCTGTCACTCAAAGCATGATGCTTGAAATGGGCGATCATTATATCCGCTTTTTTGCCAATAATGGGGTAGCTATTAATCCTAGCGCGTCGTTTGCGCTGTCTGGCCGAGTGCAATTTGCTAACAATGCCTTTGGTGCATATTTTGATTTTTTTGCTATTCGAGACAACAACGAACCTCTTCGCAATGAAAAAATAGATGTCAGTACTCCCGTAGCGGCAGCCGCGCAGTTGGAGTTGCGATCCCCATACGCAGTAGCGGATTTGCCAGCGTTGAGATGGGCGCAAAACGGAGATACGATATATTTTGTTCACCCCAATTATCCACCCTATAAGCTGCAACGCTTTTCCCAAACCAGTTGGAAAATACAAACCGTTTATAGAGTGGATGGGCCTTATCTCCCGCCTAACTCGTATCGTACGGTTGGCGATAGTATAGCGACGATGACGCCGCTAACGGTTACGCTCCCGTTCTCGGATGTAATGGTGGATGGGGTAGCGGTTACTGGCGCGATTACTGACCCCGCACTTAGCGGACAAATACAGATTACGGCTCCGAACCATGGTTTTTCCAGCGGCGATAAAGTTTTTATTAAGCAAGTACTAGGTACTAACGAAGCTAATAACGCCAGTTTTTACGGCGGCAGAGTACAACCATTCCCCGCGCACCCGACGTATTGGGTTGTGGAAGTTACTTCTACTTCTACGCTACTGCTATTAGGTTCTGTATTTACAACTCTGTACGCCGGCGGGGGCACTATTCACAGAGCGGTATTCGCGGATTCGGCAATTTTTGGAGCAGGAGTTAATCAGGATTTTGGGCGTATGTTGGCGCTCCAAATATCAGGCAAGAGATACTGGGGTAACATCGGCACCATGTATGATACTGCCACCGTTAGTTTACAAATGGGCGGCACTAGCATTTCAGAAGTAGTGCCTTTCCCTGGGCTAACTCAGGCCGATTTATGGTTTCTAGGTGTTTGGAGTGGGTTTGGCACGGGGCTTCCGGGCGGGTTTGTGGGACTTGGATACCCGCAGGCAGTGGCGTTTCACCAAGATAGACTTTGGTTTTCGGGTAATGCTAATTCCCCTCAAGAAGTGGATTCAAGTAATACAGGGCTATACGAAACTTTTTCCCCTAGTAATCCAGATACGTTGGCCGTAACGGATAATAATTCCTGTTCGTTTGTTCTTAACTCAGAGGATTCAAATCCCGTGAGGTGGATGGCGTCCACAGCGCAAGGATTACTAGCAGGTTCTGCTACTGGGGAATGGGCCATGACTCCTTCGGCTAACAGCGAAGCGCTATCACCCACAAACTTCAATGCGCAACAAACTTCTTTCTACGGTTCGGCGGCGATTGCCGTAGCTAAACTTGGTAACGCGGTAATGTACGTGCAGCGGGCCTTTCGCAAGCTAAGAGAGATGGCGTACTTTTTCAACTCCGGCACTTTTCGTTCTACGGATCTTACCGAAATTTCTGAGCACATTACCCTCCCGGCGCTAAAACAAATAACGATCCAACAAGAGGGTCAACCCTTGGTGTGGGGGGTTCGTACTGACGGTGCCCTGGTTTCCATGGTGTACAACCGGGATGATATTTCTCTGAGTGCGGGATGGATGCGCCATTTTCTTGGCGGTCAGTCCGATGCTGGTGGCACGATCCCAGGAGTTTTTTCAACGGGGTTCATCCCTGATCCCCTAGCCACATTTGACCAAATGTGGCTAGTAGTTAAAAGGTTTATCAACGCGGCTACAGTGTACAGCATTGAATACATGACAAAGATTCCTGACGATTCTATCGCTCAGGAAGATTCATTCCATTTGGATTGTGGCGCCACGTACGATGGAGCGCCGAATGATACTATCTCCGGGCTTACATGGCTAATCGGAGAAACGGTTGGGGTTCTAACAGACGGCGGTATTCACCCTGATTGCGTAGTGGACAACACTGGCGCCATTCAATTAAATTACCCGGCCTCTAAAGTGCAAATTGGATATAGGTTCAAATCGCAGGGGCAGCTATTGAGAGCAGAAGCTGGCGCAGCAGACGGCACAAGCATTGGTAAAACTAGGCGTACAGTGCGCGCTGCGGTTCAACTCCACCGATGCGGGGATTTTTCTCTAGGGGTTAGTTTTGACGATCTTGTGCCAGTACAGTTTGCGCAAGGGGATCAAAATCTTGCCGATAATGCTACACCTTTGTTTTCAGGTATGATTCGGGAAGCGCTTGGTAGCGCGCATGATTTTGAGAGCCAAGTTTGTTTTGAGCAATCTTCCCCTTTGCCGGGCGCCATTCAATCTATTACATCGTTCATGGAAGAGTGGGACATATGAGCGCTTTTCAGCTTATTCCATACCGCGCAGAACATGTTTTTCCGCTACTGGAACAAGGTATAAATGCGGACATCAAAGAATCATATCTTGGCGGGCTAGCCTCGCTTTTAGAACAGCAAGAAAGCGTAACGGGCGTGGTGAATGGAAGCCCAATGGTATGCGGTGGCGTGATAAAATTATGGGAAGGCCGCGGATGTGTTTGGACGGTATTCAACGAAGACGCTAAGGAGTGTTTCGTGCCGGTGTTTAGAGGCATAAAAAGTTTTCTCGACCAACAACTAAAATTATACAATCGTTTAGAAATTTCTGTGCCCGTTGATTTTGAATTAGGGCACCGGCGAGCAAAGTTACTGGGGTTCGAAGTGGAATGCGCTTTGGCACGTAAGTTTCTCCCCTCCGGATCGGATTGCGTTCTGTATTCCATGATACGGGAGGGCGCATAACATGTCGGCTGCTATTCCTTTAGTTGGGGCAGGTATCTCCGCATATGGGTCCGTTCAACAGGGGGAAATGACTTCTGCTTCGTTGAATATACAGGCCGATAGCTTGATGCAACAGGCGGCGGAAGCTGAGCGCAAGGGCCAATTCGATGCCATGAGGCAACAGATGATGGCCGGACGGAAGATAGGTGCGGCCATTGCGGGGTATGGGGCAAGCGGAGTTAAGGCGACAAGCGGATCAGTGTTGGACGTAATAAATGCCTCGCATATGAATTCGGAATTGGACAGGCTGAACATACTCCACGGCGCCGATTTGAAAGCCATCAACTACCAGAATCAAGCAAGCATGAATAGGTACGGAGGCGCTAGCGCTAAAATGGGCGGATATTGGCGAGCGCTCGGCGCGCTGACCATGGGTGCCGCGGGCACGGATATGGCCGGGGGTTCCGGGTATAAAAAAGCTAGTGGCGAGAGTGCGGGTATTGAAGAAGGTTACAGCGGTGATGATACGGGCGCTGCCGTAGCGGGGATAGCGTAATGGCTAAAATTCAAGAATACCTACCGGAACAAGAAGCAGCAGGGCCCGTTGGACAAACTAGCCCAATGCTTGAACAAGTCTCGATGTACGGTCGGGGCCTTGAAACATTTGGCGAAAGCCTAGGCCAAGCCTACAAAATGGTTGAGCAGCGAGAGACGCAAGTTGAAACTTCTGATGCCTATGCTTCTGTGGCTGAACAGCGTGCCAACATGGCGATTCAAATCCAGGATGAAACGGCCAAGGGCACTCTGGATGTAGATAAAGTAAAAAAAGATTATCAAGATTGGGCAGAGAAGACGTACGAAACGTACAATACTCCGCGGGGCAAAGACGCTTTCCTTCGCGCCAGTTCGAGGGCGGGCGGTGCGCTACTTCAAAGCGCGGCACGTGGATACGCTACAATTCAAGGTGCAAGAGCCAAAGAAAATCTAAATACCATGATGAATACTAATTCAAACATGGTTATGAATGATCCTGGTTTATTTCCTGATTTGCATGACGCTCAAGTTGAAGCACTCCAAGCGCAAGTAGAGGCAGGCGCCCTTTCTCCGGCGGAAGCGGAAAACGCGCAACAAAAAATGTCTTTAGAATTATCTAAAGGCGCTGTGCGTGGATATATGCAGATGGATTACGATAATATTCGTACCTCAGTAATTAGTTCCGGCGGTAAAGTTGATCCTAATACCCCCGAGTTAAATACGGCGCAGTCCATGCTGGCGGAAGGCGCTTTTGACAGTTTCATGGATTCGGACCAAAAGGCAGCACTGCAAAGAGAAATAAGGGCAAATCAGGCAGCGGCCCAAACGGCGGGGCAGCAGGCTATTTTTCAGCGCAAAGAAGCGGTTGCAGCTCAAGGCGAAGTGTTCAAGGTGAAAGCATACGAAAAGATTTTTACCAATAACAGCCTTACCCCCGATGAAGTTACTAGGGAAGCAAGAGCGGGGGTCATCACCTCCGACGAGCAGTTAAAACTTTACCATTTGATAGACGCCGCCGGGAAAGACATATCGAAATCAAACCCGACTATGAAAAATAATATGATGGCGCGCATTTTATCTGCTGATAACGAGCCGGGGCACATATCTGATTCGATGCAAATAGCGTACATGGTGCAACCGGGTATGCTATCCCCACGAGATTTTAAAGAGCTTGACGACGCTATACGGATGGTACCCTCTAATCGCGTTAATAGTTTCAATGAAGCCAAAATGTTGGACCGTGCACGAACGTTGATTGGAGTTAACGACCCCAACGCTGAGTACAAACTGGCTCAGTTTACTAGCGAAGTGCAAATGGCTAAAAAGAGGGCCATGGACAAACAAGAGCCTATAGGCCCGTTGCTTGATCCTGATTCCAAAGATTATCTTGGGAAACAAGTGCAGAAATATATTTCCAGCCCTCAAGATATTCTTCACCAACAAGCTGAGCAAGCTCGCGGCAAAGTAGTAGCGCCTAGTAATGAAGACATTGCTCTTTCGGCTAGAAAATTGGGCATGACTGAAAAAATGAAATTGATTCAGCAGTACCCTATGCCAGAAGAGCAAGCGTCGGAATCGGCTAGAGGCAATATCACCCCAACGGCTAAGCCTAAAATTCCGAAAATGGAAGATATAGCCACAATGAGCATGGCCGAGCTAAGTAAAATTAGTCCTGAAAGTCTTCCTAAAGCCGAGAGAGCAGCAGCCGCAGCCCGTTGGAAATTACTAAAAAAATTAGGTAATAAATAATGGCGACTCTAGCTAATACACCTCTTTCTGGAAGTGTGGATAGCTTTGCGCCTACTCATCCTACTGATCCGTCCGATATGGATGCTAAACCACTCAAAGCGCCGAAGGGCGAGGCGCCTTTACCATCTAATCCACCTTTGAATCAAGAACCTGCTCCCGCACCGGAAAACGAGGCCCCTCCCCCAGATGCGGTAATGGGAAGTTTTCCGGACGCAGAAGCAGCAGAAGCGGGCGACGAAGAAAATCCTTTTATAGATAAACCTCAAGCCGATGCCGTACCAGAAGAATTGAATCCTTTTGACGAGCCGGCACCTGCGCCGCTCATGCCGGCGAAAACAAATCCAATGGTACGCGGAGTGGTGGGCACTAATTTAGCCGCTCACGAAGCTATGAAACCAGCGCAGCCAAGCGTGGACGTTATAAAGAGCGAAGATCCGGTTTCGGATTTTATTCACGGAATAGAGGCGGGGCTGCAAGTATCAACCACCGGGCTTGGTATCCGCGGAAAAATGCCGGATAAAATTCTTCCCGAGCAGGCCGATATGGCCATGCGCATAGGGAATCAGATAGGAGTGCTGGCGGGGGATTTACCGGCGATAGCGGGTGGAATTATAGCGGGGGGTTTGGGCGGCGGGATGGCCGGAACTACTGCGCTACCTATAATAGGAACGGTTAGCGGGTCGGCTGTTGGTGCGGGCGCTGGTGCGTTCGCGGTACCGGCGGCACTTCGAAAAGCGCTTATAGACCACTACGAAAAAGGCGATATTACTGACCGCCGAGAATTCGCGGCGCGGGTAATGGCTACATCGTGGGAGGCGGTTAAGGGCGGGATTACAGGAGCGGCCACGACGTTAACGGGCGGGGTAGTTGGACCTGTGGCGGGCAAGTTAGCAGGGGCGGGCGCCGAGCTAGTGGCCATGACAACAGTTGGTAGCGCGCTAGAAGGCCATTTACCAACAACCCAAGAGTTTGCGGACGGCGCTGTTCTTTTGGGGGGCATAAAGATTGTTTCCCATGCGGTGAGCAGAGGCGGACCTCCGCCTCCCGAAGGTAAGTTAAGAGACATTTACGCTAAGACCGGGGAAACTCCTGCTGAAATCATTGAACGCGCGGCCACAGACGTAGAACTAAAACAGCAGTTGGTAGCAGGAAATGCGCAAGAGCCTATCCAAGCGGCCCCATCGAGGTTGGAACACGTTGAGGTAAAAGAGCCTGCGGTAACGGAAGGCGCGCCCGAGAAGGTTGTGGGGACCAAAACGGAATTAGTTCCTAAAACTTTTGAAGAGATGGGTCTTGGTGATCCGCCTCCATTTAACGAGCTAAAAGGTTTGGCCGGTGAATACGAAGCCCGTGCCGAAGTACTTTCTAAAATTGGTATTTCAGGAGAGCGACCGAAAAAAGCGTGGGCGCAAAAATTTGAAGATTTTTATGCGCGCAATGTCGATTATTTAGATCCTTTACACTCCGCCATTGAAGAGGCAAAGCGCCAAGGGGCTGAAATTCCGGAAGCTGATAATGCTTATAATCTTGGCCGCCTAGCTGCTGCGCACATGGATAGAACGCGCACGTTTTTAGAGCACGGCACTAGAGACGCGGCCACGGGGGAAGTAAATGGTGAAGGGCTAAACGCCATTCTTAAAGACATCCCTGGTGGCGATATGGACGGCTTTCGGGCGTACGCCATGAGTGAGCGCGCCTTAGAATTGCACGGCAGAGACATTCAACCGTGGGCGGATTTCAACCCCGAAACTGCGCGCAAGGTAGTGGATACCTATCGCCCCGCATTCGAGGCAATCAACGAGCGGCGTATAAAGTTTGGGGAAAGAGTTTTGGATTGGGCTGCTGCCAAAGGGCTATTTTCTGAGGGACAAGTGGAGGCCATGAAAGAGGCCAACAAGTACCACATTCCTTTTAATCGCGCTTTTGAAACTAACGAAATGACTGGCACGGTTAAGAGTGGTGCCGCACTTAAAAAGATTTTTGGATCGGAAAGAGAAATCATAGATCCTATTCTCCAAACCTACAAAAACGTGGAGATGCTCATCAAACGCGCCACGGTAAATGAGGTGCGGTCTACTTTCGTCGACAACATGGCGGAAGGAAATATGCTTGGGATAGGGCTAAAAGCCGGGGATGCAGCTCTATCAGATGTATTTCTTAACAAGGTGAAACAACCGGGAATGTTAAGAGATAATCAAATTGCGGTTTTTAAGAACGGCGAGCGCCAAGTTTTTGAAGGTACTCCCGGAGTAATTGATTCTCTCAAGCGTTTAGATGGTGATCGTACTGCGATGGATATCACCACAAAGGTGCTGCGCGGGTTTTCAAATATGGTGCGCTTGGGTGTAGTTACCAACCCGGCTTTCGGTTTCGCCCACTTCTTTCGCTCGCAAATAATGAGCAGTGTTTATAGCAAGACGGGCATGGTTCCGTTCATTCATAGCGCACTTTCGCTGGCCGATTTCATGCAGAAGCCAGAAATATACAAGAAATGGCTTTACGACGGCGGCGCTACTGGGTCTTTGTTCAAGCTTGGGGAAACATACCTTAAAGATAACAAAATCTTTGAGGCGGATAAAAAAGCGCCGTTTATTGGTAAGGCGTGGAATGCCGTTCACAGCGTGAAAGATGCCTCCGAAAGTTTTATCAAGCTAACAGATAATCTTTCTCGCTACACCGAATACAAGCGAAGTGTGGAAAGAGGCGTCGACCCAATAGAAGCAGCTATGCGCTCTCGGGATGTGGTACCAGATTACGCTAAAGTTGGTTTGCAGCGTTCTGTTCTCCGCACAGGGATAGCGTTTATTGGCGCCCACATAAATTCTATCGACCGCATGTTCCAAGAAATAAATACCGACCCAAAAGGTTTCGCCATGAAAATGAGCGTAATCACCGGAATGAGCGCCGCACTTTGGGTAGTAAATAAAGACGATGAAGCGATAGAAGCACTCCCTGACCATCAGCAAAACCACTATTGGAATATCAACGTAACTCGTTTCTCCGAAGGGTACAGAGGGGCGCAAGATGCTACTATCCTTCGGCTGCCTAAACCCTGGGCGCCAGGGATATTATTTGGTTCCGGTGCGGAGGTGGCGCTCAATGCGTACTTTAAGGATAATCCACGGGAAATCCATAATTTCGCTCACGCTGTATCAAAATCGGTATTTCCTGAATTGATGCCAAACATGTTGCAACCAATCTTGGATCAATACTCTAATAAGCAATCGTTTACCGGCAGGCCGTTGGTACCAGAATATAAACAAAAATTGTTACCAGAATTGCAATATGCTCCCTACACTAGCGAAACGGCCAAGGCCATTGGTAAGTTGATTGGATATGTACCCATGGTCAGAGATATAGGGCCGTCTACTGATCCTCTTGCATCCCCGGCGGTAGTTGAGAACTACATAAAAACGTGGGGAGGTACGCTTGGTGGATGGGCGTTAAAAGCCAGTGATTTTGCGGGGAGAGGGTTTGCGTGGGACAGCGGTAAAGCCGATCCATGGGAAAATACTCCATTCCTGCATCAGTTCGTTTCTCGATTCCCTAATTTTCAGGATCAACGAATCCAAGACTTTTACGAAAATAAAGAGTCGGCGGATAAGGCGTACAATTCGGCACGAGCGATGGCGAGAGCGGGAGATTTTGACGCCGCCGAAAGAATACGAAACGCCCACCCTGATTTTCAGATACGGCTGACAGGTATAGCTAAAGGCATTAGCACCGCAAGAAGAACGTACGAAAATGTACAGGACGATCCAAGCACTCCGGCGGTGGAAAAGAGACAGATTTTAGATACCATCCTGTTTCAAATAGGATCAATGGCCAAAGAGGGCAATCAAATGATGAGTGACTTCCGGCGCAGCAGTGTGCAGAATAGTGGGAAAGGGACGGGGTATTGATAATGGGCGTTTCAACCACAACCAATACAGTTATTGATAGCGGAGATGGAGTCACCTTAGCTTTTCCATTCCCTTTTTATTTCTTCCGCCAAGTTGATCTTTTTGTTTACCTTTACGACACCGTTTTAAAAACCATTACACCACAAGTATTAGGCGTGGATTATACGGTTACTGGAACCCCAAACGCTCAAGGGATATACAGCGGCGGCGGTGGGGCGCTATTTGTTGCCGCTCCTTCTGTTGACGAGGAAGTGGTAATATCCAGATTCCCAGTAGAAGACCAAGACTACGCACTTTTACAAAACGGCGTTATCTCATCGGTGGCGTTGGTTCAGCAATTCGACTACCTCACTCTTTTAGTACAGTCTCTTCAAGACCAAATTTCTCGATGCGTCCAATTGCCGCCGGGATTTGCGCCAACATTTGATACGTTCATACCTTCGGATGAGGTGGATGTAGATTTACTTTTAGGTATTAACGCTACGGGGGATGGCCTTGCGCTGACCGCGGGATTAACTGGACCTACAGGACCCGCCGGCCCTACAGGGCCTGCAGGTGGTTCTGGTTTTTCTATCCAGTCGCTAGTTGGCACCGGAGCATTGGTAACTGGATCACCAGTTAACAGCGTTTACGCTCCGTGCAATGCTTCTGGCGGCGCCATGAGCGCTAACCTTCCTGCTGCAAATGCGGGGGCGGTGGGGCAATTGTTTGAAGTAAAAAAGATAGATGCCACGGCCAACGTCGTAACCGTAACGGCCAATGGCGGCGATTTAATATTAACCACCGCGCTGGTTGGTTCGGTGCCATTGTCTACACTTGGCGATAGTTTCACATTTGTATGCAGGGCGGTTGGCTTTTGGGACGTGTTATAATCAATTTAAGAGGCGAAGCATGATAACAACACAATGGAAAATAATAACCGCCGGAGATATGTCCGCCGACGTTAGCAGTGTAGCGGTGGATCTTGGCGGCGTAATATTTGGATCGATCCAATCTGTATTTACTGGGGCTCCGCTTGGTAGTTTACAATTGCAGATATCCAACGACATTGTGCCGGTAGGAGCTGATCCCAACGCAGTAATTACGCACTGGGATGATTACGGCAGTACTCCCGCTGTAACTGCGGCTGGCACCTACACCTTTAATATCTCCAACATGGGATATAAATGGGTAAGGGTTAAATTCATCGCATCCGGTGGTTCTGTAGGCGTGCTCGATTCCACAGTGGCGGCAAAAAATGACAATGACTAAACTTTATACTCTTGCCCTATTATTAATTTTTCCCACTCTTGTCTTTGCAGGCTCTAGTGATGAGGGGGGTTTATCCTCCGATATGCTAGGGCAACCTAATGGTATTGCCACTCTTGACGGAACAGGCAAAGTACCAGCCGCGCAGTTACCGGGGGGCGGGGGCGGAGGTAGCGTAACTAACGTCAGTGGTACTGCGCCTTTAGTGGTGGTAAACCCCACGACCACGCCTAATATCTCGATGCCCGCTTCCACCAACGCGGTTAACGGGTATCTCACTGCGGCGGACCATACCACTTTTGCGGCCAAAGAATCAGCTCTTACATTTAGTGCTCCGCTCTCTCGCGCGGTAAATACTGTTTCCTGCGTTGCAGCCACAGGAGTTGTGGCCGGCTGTCTTCAGCCTGCGGATTTCCTTGTATTCAACGCCAAAGAGCCAGCAATTGCCGCTGGTCTTGCATCTCAGTACTGGCGTGGGGATAAAACGTTTCAAACTTTAGACACTCTCGCTGTTACAGAAAACACAAATCTTTATTTCACTGAGGCAAGAGTAAGAGCTACTCCACTTACTGGCTTTGTATCTGGTGCGGGCACGGTGGCAGCTACCGACAACGTTCTACAAGCGATCCAAAAGCTGGATGGAAATGCAATTGCTGGGCTTGCCGCTAAGTGGGACGTTGCCGGTAATGCTGGCACTAGTGGCACTGCCGTTGTTGGAACCACAGACGCTCAGCCATGGTCAACCACGGCAAATGGAATCTTCATCGACAACTACGCAATAGATGGCCAGGTCTCGTCGATCATGAACGTACTGCAGCCTGATTCGACTAGCTTTTATCAGAAGCGAAATCAGGTGAATTTGAGCCTTAGCGCATCCAGTACTGCCACAAATTTCCTAAACCAAAACAACTCTATTAGCTTGGCTGGCGCATTTGATTACGCCGGGAGTGTCTCTGGAGTCGGAAGCAGTATTGATATCGGAAGTTCCGGAACCACTAACTTTGCTAGCAATACCGAAAACAGCCTGTTTCTCCATGGCGGCGGCACGATTAACCTTATCAAAGGGGTTAACCAAAACACGGGAGTAACTTCTGCGACCGTTAATAGCTTAAATAACTTTGGTTCTTACCTGAATGCCACCGACTGGACTGGAAGCGGAAGGGGTTTTGAGGGTGGTTTTGGAATTGACGATTCAACGCTTGGCTCTTTCGATTTCATTGGTGGTAATGCGAACGTAACCGGCACCTCGACCATGACCGGAAACCTATCCGGCATTGCCATCGGTGTTGGGGTATTTGATACAGTTAGCGCTAACCAAGTTCTTGGAACAAATATCACGGCTAATGTGGAGAACGATGCGACTGCCTCTGCTGCTGCTGCACTTCAACATTCCGTTACGATAAAAAACAATGCCGCTATCTCTGGTGGGATATTTGGGCAAAACAACGGCGTAAACGTAAACGATGCTGCGACTGTGAATGGTCTTACCGGCGTACAGACAAACGTGCAGGCTAACGGAACGGGTGACCTTGGCCCCGTTCAAGTAATGAATCACGGGATAACTCTCTCTAGCTCTGTTGGAGCAGATTCCATCACGGAAGATAATGGGAACCTTGTAATCAGTGGATCAAACGTAGTTCAAAACGTTAATGGAAGAGCTGGAAACATAAACATTTCCGGAACTGCTGCGATCGACAACATTACGGGAACTGGCGACAGCATTACGCTTGGCGGAAACGCTACTGCAATTAATTTCCAGGGGTTCAATCACAACCTCACGGTGGACGGTTCGGCAGTTCTTACGAATGGACTTACCGGAGGTGGAATTAATCTTAGTACCACTGGCGGCGCGACTGTTTCAGGCGCTACTGGCTTATCAATTAACATGAATAACGTGAACCTGTCTCCTGCGGCTCTGGCTGCTGGTACGCAGAAGCAAGGCCTTACTATTAATGACGGCTCTTTGTCGGCTAACTATGCCTACACAATCCCAGGCGCGGCGGCTTTCTTTCAACAGCATTATATTGGTGGCGGGGCAATTGTAGCTAGTGGTGACCCCACAGCGGCATTCGGTTTTGGAACAAACTTAGCGCAATCAGTTCAACTCCACGACGATTGGACGATAGATGCTTCTGGCCTAGGATACGTTGATGTTGGTTTCGTCGGCTCTCTAGAATTCGACGCTGGCACCACGATGGCTAGGTGGACTGGTGCATTGGGCGGAGCCGGGAACTCTGGTGGTGCAGGAACTCTTACGGACGCGATTATGTTCCGCGCTGCTGGAATTCTTCCACAGGGTGGAGCGCTTACTGTAACAAACGCATACGGCTTCCAGGTTGACCCAGTGCTGGCATGTATTACGGGCACTAACTGCTGGGGATTTTACGAAGATACAGCAGTAGCTCAAAACCACATGAGCAAGCTCGCTATCGGAACATCCACCAAGAAGGTGGCAAACTCCGACACTGCTCTTGAAATCGGAAACAGCAAAGCACTCCTAAACGGCAGAGGAACTACTGCGGTTAAGAATGCTCTTACTCCGCTTGCAGGGATGCAGTTTTACGATACCGATCTAAGCAAACTGCAATGGTACAACGGAGCCACTTGGATAGACGCAGCGGCTTCCACGGCACTGGCAACCGTGGCCGATGGCGGAGACGCTGCATATACCATATTAGCGGGGGACACCTTCGTGCGATCAGGAACGGCGCTTACTGCCAATCGCACGTATACTTTACCAGCTTGCGCTGGTGGCAATATTGGGGAAGTACACGATGTCAAAAACGTAGCGGGGCAGGGGTTTGATATAATCCTGGACGGCAACGGGGGTGACACCATCGACGGTTCTGCTACAATAACCTTGAACCCGGGAGATTCTTACGGGGTATTTTGCGCCGCTGCTGGCGCTTGGGATGTGAAATAATGAAACATTTTATAGTTGGTCTTTGTCTTGCCCTAACCGCAGCTCCCGCATTCGCCACATTCTTAGGCGACCCGGTTACTATTAAACACGGCGGTACCGGCCTTGGTTCTTTACCCGCCGCGGGACAAATACTAGTTGGAAACGCAGGCGGCACTGCCTACGCGCTGAATGCAATGAGCGGCGATATAACAATGAACTCCACCGGAGTTGCGACTATTGCAAACCTCGCCGTGACAAATGCGAAGATTGCTAACTCTACTATTGATCTAGCAACTAAAGTTACCGGAAATCTTCCTGTCACCAACTTAAACAGCGGAACTTCTGCCAGCAATACTACTTTCTGGCGCGGCGACGGCCAGTGGGCAACACCGGCTGGCAGTAGCGGCGATGTGGTTGGCCCCGCATCTTCGGTTGATTCTGAAGTGGTTCTATTCAACGGCGTTACTGGCAAACTTGTTAAGAGCGCTACCGTAACAGGAGTGGCCAAACTTGCTTCAGGGGTTCTCTCTGCGTCTAACGTAAACCTCGCTTCCGAAGTTACTGGTACTCTCCCTGTAGCTAACGGCGGAACTGGGCTAACGGGCGGAACCTCTGGTGGCGTGCCCTACTACTCTGGTGCTGGCGCAATCACTTCAAGCGGAGCATTAAGTCAGTATCAAGTGGTTCTCGGCGGCGGCGCTGGTGGCGCTCCCAACGTAGTAGCGGGAACTGGCACGAGCGGCCAGGTTCTAACTAGTAACGGGGCTGGTACCAATCCAACCTGGCAAGCGGCTGGTGGTGGCGGTGGATCTAGCAGCGAAGGATTACCGGCTTATACAAATTCTAATATTGTAACCTCTACTGGATTATTCACATGGACGGTTCCGGCTGGCGTTTACAAAGTCGCCGTTCTCGTCGTGGGCGCAGGTTCCGGCGGTGGTGGCGGCGATACACTATCGGGCGCTGGCGGTGGGGCTGGTGGCTGCGTTATTTACAATAGAGATTATGCAGTAACTCCCGGCGCTGTAATCAGGGGCCAGGTGGGCGTAGGCGGAACTGCTGGAACCGGAAATAATGATGGTGCTTCAGGAGGCGGAAACTCTCTATTAACAGCATCCTCTGCGAGTGCGTTTGGAAACTTGCTTGCTCCGATGGGAATGGCAGCGGGCGGCGCCTCTGGTTCAAACCCAGGAACGGTTGGATGCCACGGTGCTGGAACTGGAAATGGTACGCAAGGCGGCACTGCGATCTATACTCCTGATTTCTTCAGCGGTATCAATGCCAACTTAATATCCTATGCCGGGCACTGGCCAGGCGGAACCTCTGCCGGAACTGCATGGTCAACAAGACTCGGCGGCGGTGGAGGCGGTGCTGGTGGGGCTGGCGGGAACGCCGTAGCGGCTACTAATGGCGGAAACGGCGGCGCTGGCGTAGCCGTGGACATCGACGGTACTACCAGATACTTCGGCGGTGGCGGTGGTGGGGGATCTTATAACACGAGCGTGGCTGCTGGAACTGGCGGAACTGGTGGCGGTGGAGCTGGTGGCCAAGATGCAAACGGCACAGCGGGCGGCGCAAATACCGGAGGTGGCGGCGGGGGAGCTGGCGGTGGACCAACCAATGGTTCGACAATTCGCAACGGCGGGGCTGGCGGTAGTGGCTTAGTTGAAATTTACTGGGATTGATAACAAGGGGAATAAGAATGGCACTTCAAAAAGAAAAAGTATTACCGAGCGGAGAGTCTGGAAACTACTGGAGAGTGTCGGAGCTGCATTTTACTCGTAGTAATATGACGGTGAAGGCAACGCTGGCGCTGTATAAGAGCGCAGAGCTGGCGGCTGCTGGTGCTACTCCAATGCCATTTTCTCATCAGTTCACATTCACAATCACTCAGCCTGAGATTGCTAGCAGTAACCTGGTGGCACTCGCTTATACGAAAATATTGGCAATGATTGCTGCGCTTCACCCGCCTATTTCTGGGATCGGTGAACCTGCCTCGTATTATCCTGATTTGGTTGGCGCTACGGTAGTTGCTTAAAAAGGAAGGCAATGGAATGCCTACGTCTGATTCACAGCACTTAGCAAGAATCGAAGCGACACAAATTGCCATGCTCTCTGAGCTAAGGCGATTCTGCGATGCTCAGGATGAGCACAATAAGATTTTTTACCGTGTGAGGGATGACGTTAGGGACATCAAAGCGAACACAAAAGGCGCTTGGTTTGTCTTTGGATTGTTTGGTACACTTACAGTGGCGGTATCCGGCGTTGTTGCATGGGTAGTCACCATATTTAAATAACGGAGTATATAAAATGGACTTTGCAGCAATTTTCGCTTGGATAGTAGCGAGTGGCCCGAACATGTTGGCCGCGTTTATGGCAGTATTGAGCGCTCTAATCGCACTATTTTTAATCATCCCTGGTGCTCAGCCTGAAGCGACTCTCCAAAAGGTTTTAGATTTCTTAGCCAAGTTTTCTAAGAAGTAATGCTAGAAATCTTATTTAAGGTTCTCGGAGCTGGTTTGTCTATTTGGGAATCGAAAGAAAAAACCAAGTACATTGATCAGCTCATAGAGTTGAAGAAAGATTTTTATGAAGAATTTAACAAAGGCGCTGGCCATCGTAGCAATGCCGTTCTTGATAATATCGAGCGCGAGTTGCTCATCATTGCCGAGGTCTTTGCCTCCTCCGCTGGAAGCAAGAACCCTTGAGCTAGCCTCTGATTTCCCCGGCTTCTATTACATGTATGAAGATTGCGTAAAAAAGTTCTGGGGAATGTGCACTAAAAAAGAACTAAAGCGCTGGGTATGGGATTTGTCCAAGCCGGAAGTTAGAAAGCAGCTCATAGATATGGGCTTCATAGCTAAGGTTAGGGCTAAGCCGTAATCACTCACCCCAATCGTGTTTCATCCCCTGCGAGTGTTCCCATTCCGCTCTAGCTATATCAAGCGGAGCGATAGCGTATTTGCGCACATTACCTGTGGTGTTTTTGCTCCTACTCGATGCCGGCGCTACAATATTGAACATTTTCCCCACTTGGATTCTGGTTGGGGGATATCCGCGGTAGCCGTCTCTTTGCGTTTGCAGTCGGAAGGAATCAAAAATGTCATGCACTGGAATATGCTCAGGCCAACCGTCCAATCCACTGCCCACAATCTTTCCGTCTTCCAAACATGAAAACCACCACTGTTCAAAAACGCCTAGTGACAACCTTTTCTGGTCGTCAAGCCCTTCTGTTGCTGGTGGGTCAAAGATATCGGCCTGCTCCAAATCCCAATCCATAAAAAATTTCATCAGCAGCGGGCCGCCGCCGTGCTTAATTATACCGTCTTTAAGCGCACCGAAAAATTTGCGATCTTTGCGGCGACCATCCCCCACTTTGAAAACCGCGAAACGGCGCTCGTCGCTAGTGGCTGGTACTAACCACCGCTCATTACCAATGATGATCACGCGGTCAAACACTCGGGCCGTATACGATTCGGCACCTTTGCGGGTGATAACCCGCTTGGAACCAGTGATTACGTCCTTTAATACTCCTTCGATTTCCTTATCTCCGGACCAAAACGCTTCATCCAACGTCACCAATATCTTGTCTTCCATCAGTGAATTAAAGTGACCGAGAACGTGGGTTTTATCGGCGAGCAAAATAGCGTTATCACCAATTAGGTGCTCCAATATCTCGCTGACAATGGTTTTCCCCGTTCCTTTTTTCCCTTGGAACACTAGCGACACCCCGGGCTTTTCGCCGGGGCGTTGAAACATATGCGCTATATATGTTAGCAGCCACTTGGTTAACTTCTCGTCGCCGGCGCAAATATTCTCGCGGCAATGCTCAATGAAAAGTTCTACAGACTTTCTGCCGGCTTCGGAAATGGCAGATAGGTCCACATCCGCGGGGGCTGCATCCACCGCAAACCCGCGCCAAGTATTATATTCATTGGGAGAAAGCCGCTTGTCAGGATCAAATCTTAAGCAGTCGTATTCGCGGCGGTGTTCTGATTCCATCCACATTTTAGTTACTGAAACTTGTTTGCCATTGTGGAGCATTTTTTTAGCGGCGTATTTTTCGTGGAAAGCGTAAACAGGAAATCGCTCAAGATGGTATTTACCGTCGCGTTTTGTTTCCCAACAAACCCTAGTCACCCCGTTAGCGGCGTAAAAGAAATGGTTTTCGTTCATCAAGTCTATTGGGTTTTTATCCAGCGGGCTTTCAACGTC